CTTGAGCTGTAAGGGTCTTAGCAAATGCATCAAAGAAGTTTACCCATACCTTGCCAGAGTCTACCTTCTTGCCACCCTTGGTGGCCTTTTGCATTAGGACCTGATGCATAGCAGCGTGAATGATCTCTTCACGCATAGCTGCCTTGACTCCGCTCTTGCTGCGATTAAGCAATGCCATCGGGTTATACTCGATGACTTGCTGTGTAGCATTGTAACGTGCAGTGTAACCGACGCCCATTGCTGGACGAATAGCTATGCCGATCTTATCAGCTATTGCATCGAAGGTACTCTCTACGAAGTCCATAACCTGGGATCCGTTAGCAAAAGTATCCTGAGGACCACGGTCCTCTACTTCAGGCTGTGCCGCCTGAGCTGTTACGTCTTCTTGGTAATCAGATTCAGCAAACTCTTGAGGGAGTAGGCCAATTTTCTGTTCAGCAAACTGCATACTGCTGTATGCTTTCTGAGCTAAACGCTTGGCTTTTTTTAGGTCACCATCTGCACGGGCTTTCCTTGCTTGATCACGTATTTCAAAAGCTTTGTCGTTTACTCCAGAGAAGTTTACCCAAGAGTTTTGACCACGAGTCTCTGTAGTCAAGGCCCTTCGGGCCAACGGAGAAAACATAAGTGAGTGCACGTTCCATGCGTTCTCTTCTCCCAGTGGACCAAACCCGTTGCCCAGTTTGCCGTGACCAAAAAAGTCGTGGACAAATCTAAAGATGTCGTTGACCAGAAGGGGTTTGCCGTTCTTATCTGTTCGCCCAGAATCTGCAAGCATAGGGTTTTCACGCCTTTCTTTTGCGCTAATACCCTTACTGCCGAATCCATCTTCAGTTGAGAATACACGCATAACCTTTCGGTTGCGTACGTCTTCAATCATGTCTTTAGAGTTGTCGTACTCAGCATCGTTCAACTCCATGGCGTATCCTTCTTCCAGGATAGCATCATATTGAGCTAAGGTTTCTTCGACTAAAGCTTTGTATGCACGGACAACCTCTGGGTTCTTAGGGTCATGCTTCATCTTGTCATAGGCCTTGCCTATAACCGCAGCACGCTCCTTGTCTAGCTCAACAACTTGTCTAGGTTCTTGTCCACGTATTCCTTGAGTCCTTTGGTATCGTTCCGATACCGACGTAGCATCCTGGAGGGGCTGACTGAAGAGGCGGTTTCCTGCTGGTACTTGGCTTGCGTTTGCGCTAGTGCCTTGTCCCCCACTTGTTGGATCAATTCCATAAAGTTCTTGGGCAGCTTTTGCTGTGTATCCTGAGATGGTGTCGTCTGTTTTTGCATATTGGTATCCTGTTTTGTTAAAGGCATTAAGTATGTAGAACCATCTGATCGCTTGCAAGCTCGCAGGTTCTAATTTTTGTCCTGTTTGTTTTTCAAACTCTTTATTAAATGCAGAAGAAAACTCCTGAAAGATTTTTTGCTCGCTTGCACTCTCGGGTAGACCAGTACCAGACTCAAGCATACCACTGAAGTAAGATCTAATAAACCTAGATTCCCAAATGTCCGTGGTAGTATACTCAGTGTTACCCAAGGTGTTCATGCTATAGGCTCCAACCTTGGGGCCGAACATAAACATTCTTGGTATAAGCTTGTCTTGACCTGTAGCCTGCTTGACTACTTTTTTAATTTCTAATTTTTTTCCTACATCCTTATACCCTAAGCTACGCTTAGAGGTAACAAGCTCTTTCATTGTAACAGGCTCTAAAAGATATTTTACAGTGGCATCAAGTCCGATCTCGTCTATCTTTTTTTGGATAGCTAAAATTGATGTAGCCTTTGTTGCCCCAGTAGTAGATCTAAAGAGAAACCCAGTCTTTACTTTATCATATGTACGTGCTCCCGTTTCGGATTTGGTTGGTATAATAAAATTAAAGTCACCCCTATCTTTATATAACTTAAATACACGGAGTGTATCTATGATATTGTCTGGAAGTTTTGTGCTCGGGCTAGTAAGGCCAGCAAGTATCCTAAATAAGTTAAACTCTGCATCCGTAATAGGTCCAACTACATTTTCAATATACTTTTTAGTCAGCTTCGTGTCTGTCTCATAGTAAGTAGCAAACTTTGGATTGTCTTTAAAGAATTGCATGGTGTCAGACACCGCCTTCCTTGCCACTGCTCCGTAGTTCCTAGATGAAGGCTTAAACCGAGTGCCAGTGCTGTCTAAAACCCTGGCCCAGAACTGAAAGAAATCTTCGTTGGCTTGTGGTGCAAGCTGCTCAAGATCAATTTTTTCAACAGCCGCCTGGGTAGATACAGGCCCAGCGGGTGCCGCCTCAGCAACTACGTCTTCGGCCCCTGGTTTAAAGAATGGTTTGTAAAATTGAGAAGTTTTAAGACGTGGAGGGACAGTACCTAGACCGTCACTTACGCCTACATCGCTTACAAAGTTATTAAGATTATTAACATCCGAAGGGTCAATGGAAAGACGACCTTCAGAAATACGTAGCGATGGAACTTCCTCAAGAAGTTCTTCACGGTTGGCTTTGTTACCCAAGAAACTATCAAAGAATTGTATTTCCTTTTGTGTTAAATTAACACTTCCCGCCAATGGCATTGCTGGTGCCGCCTCGGCTACTACGTCTTGCGGCAAAGCAACAGATAACTCAGAGCCTGGACCATCATATTGGTCACGCATCTGCGACCGTACTTCACGGCCCATTTCGTTAATCTCTGTAGTAGAGTAACCAGCATCCTGCAATATCTTGCGGTAGCTTTCACGCTTGCGCTTGCCTGGTTCGCTACGGGTTGTAGTCGTTGCGCTGTATGCTGCACGCTCCAAGTCAGAGGCAAAGGTGATACCTTGAGTTTGTCGATAACCAGGTTTGCCCTTCTTTAAATTCTGAGGAAGGCTGAAGCTACGCTTCACTGGTGCCTCTACTGGTGCCTGCTCTGGTTCTGGATCCGCAAAAGGATCAAACTCAAGTTGAGTTCTTACTGACTGCTCGGGTAAAACAGGGAATGCAGGAAATGCATCGTCTTCTATTGCCTCTGGTGTAGGCTCTACAACTGGCTCTACAACTGGCTCTACAGCAGCCTCAGGCTCTACTGGTACTTCTTCTGTGGTAACGTCAGGCTCTACCTCTGGTTCACTTATGACTACGTCTAAGGGCTGAGGTGCAGTCACCTCTGTAACAGTAATCCCGTACTTCTCGTCATAGCGGCCACGCAAGGCTTCTTCAGCTACAGCAATAACGTCTTCATCTTTGCCTACAGCGATAGGCACAATGCGTACCTGCCCATCAAGTTCCTTGTATTCAACCTCAATATCTCGAGGGATATCTAATGCTGGACGATCCTCTACTGGTTTCTTGAGGTCTTCTTTTTTGGTATCTGTAGTTGCCGTTCCAGGTTTTCCACTGAATTGTTTTAAGGTTGTTGTGCCTGTACTAGCAATGCCACCTACTGTAGCACCAACTGCACCTTCATACAGGTATTCCTTTACGCTGTCTAAGTTGTACTCTCGGTCATCATCATAGACCCTAGCTAGTTGATCTTTTACTACCGCCTGAGATGTTTCAGTTAGGCCTTCACCTAGTGCACCCGTAAGGACATCTTTAACTACACTACCCTTCACGGTTTCAGAACCATCAAAGAATTTGTCTAGCTTACTGAGGCCCATATACTTTAGGCCGATCCGATCTGCAGCTAAGGAAAAAGCAGCATAGGCAGCACCAGTTGCTGCAACCTTAGCCTTTTCCTCTTCAGGCATTTCGTAGTACTTAACGCCCAGGGACTGCTCTGCGTCTTTAATAACCTCAGCGAATGACATTGGTACAGAAGCCATACCCGCCGTAACAACCATAAGTGGGAGCTGACCAAGTCCACGGCCAACGTCTGCACTGAATCGTCCTTCGTCTACGCCGAATGCTTCACCTGCCGTAGCACCAATATCAAAAGTATATTCAGCTACCTTTTCCTGTGCGCCCCTGACAGCTTGATCAATCTTTTCTACGTACTCAGGGTCTGCCCCCCTCTTGGCATATTTACCAAGTCCCTCATAAGCCATTGTACCAATGGCTCCCAAGACATCATAGCCAGCGGCAGCTGCTCCAGCAGGTATACCCCTAACAACGTTACCTATAACCCCAGGCTTTGTAGGTTCAGGTTTAGTTTTAACCTGAGTAGATTGGTGAACAAACTTAAAGATCTCCTCTTGCGATGCACCATCTGGATGCTCAAGAGTATAAGTTTTTCCATCAGGCCCGAGAACAGAAGATACAGCCATATTATTTTATTTTACTGAGTTGATAAAAGCTTATACTTATTTGGATCAAACGTAATAACACCAGGGTCACTGTATATTTCACGGTATTCTTCAGATCCTTTCACTGGTAAGTCAACGGGTACTCGAGTGGTATCAAAGGGATTAAACCGACTGCCGTAGTCCTTCTTAAAGAACTGACCAGTTGATGGATCAAAATCAATACCAGCTTCTGTCATTGCATCGGTAATCCCAGAAAGTGCACCTGCAGAAATTGGAGTTTCTGCTTGTGGACGATTTGATCTACGAGCCGCTTCAGTACGTGCAATAAGGTTTTCACGTTGAAGTTGTGCATCAACTGCTGCTTGCTCTGCCAGTTTACTTTCAATCGAAGTATCTAGGAATCCCCTTAGCATAAGTGCTTCGCTTTTATTTAGGACACCATCTTCTTCTAATTTATTAAATAGGCCTGCGATCTTACCCCCCTGTGCTTTACCTGAAGTAATAAGGTCTGGGTTTTGCGCAAGCGTACCTTCAATAGAGGCCAGAGTAACTGCAGTGACCTCCTTGTTCTTCTTGTACTTTTCGATGCCTTCACCGATCTGTGAACCAAGGTTAGCAAAAGCCTGACCTCGTATCTCGGCGGCTCTTGCAAAGCCGCTGAAGTCTGCGTTGCCCAGTTCTGGGCGAATCTGTGTTCCCGTTTGAAATGCCATAACTATTTAATCTTTGTATTCATCCAGTTGCGAATGATTGATTTGATACGAGGTTTATTGGAGATAAACTTAGCGAAGCGTTCGCCGTACTTGATGTACAGCTTACGGAACCAGCTTGGGGAATCGTTAAGCATCCATTTACGGAACTGCAGCCACTTGCTGCTTTCAATTCCGTAGACCTCACGGGCTACCCAGCAAAACATTAATGGTAATGCTGCTGATGCAACTGAACCCGCTGCTTCCATAGCACCTGCCTGCCCAGCTGCCTTAGCCTGAGCCTGCATTCCTTGGAACGTAACGTCCTGTCCTCGCTGTTGCAAGGCCATATTGATACCTACATTAGGGTCGAACAACTGAGGTCCCATAGGTCCTGCTGCGCCCTGCTGTGCCTGCCCTAGCATTTGGCCGCCAAGGCCAATAGAAGATGAAGTACGACCTAGTAAGGTCATACCTACGTCACCTGCTAGCTGGCGGTTCATACCAAATGCTCCTTGCAGTTGCTGGTCAGCCTGCCCAATTAAGCCTGAGCCTAGTTGTATGCGTTGTAACTGTTCAGCTCGTTTTTGCGCTGCAATAGATTCTGAAGTGCGTAATTGATCAGAACCAAATTGCTGACGCTGGAGTTGTTCCGCCCTACGTTGGGCATTCATAGCTTCAGATTGAGTAAGTAAGCCAGCACCAAATTGCTGACGCTGTAACTGCTCTGCTCTGCGTTGAGCATCCATATCTTCAGCTTGAGCAAGAATATTTGCTCCTTGACCTAGTCTACTTAAACGCATATCAGCCTGTTGACCTAATAAACTTGCACCCAGAGAAATCTCACGCTCCTGCTTGTTTAGCTCCTCGGCCATACGAGCTTCCATCTCTCCATATATAGCACTTTGATCCATTCCCCTTCCACGAGAAACAGAAGCTTGCCGTGAGGACTGCTGCGCTCTGCGCTTTTCGAGGGCAGTAAGTTCTCCAGTAGATGCAGCAAACTCCATTCCACGTCCAGACAGTATGGCTTCTTGCTCAGTAGGACTCAAGTCGGATAAAGACATACCGAGCTTATTAAGCTCTTGCTCTGCTGCGCTTGCGGCTTCACGCTTTGCGTTGACGTTATCTAACCCGCTGGACTGCAATGAACTTTCTGCTGCACTAGCGGATTCACGTATAGCGTTAATATTTTTTAAACCACTGGACTGCAAGGCACTTTCTGCTGCACTGGCGGCTTGCATCTTTGCATTCAGTAGGGCTTGACCTTTCTCCATCAGGCGAGGGTCCATTGCCCTGGCTGTAGCCTCGTCGGCTAGTGCTGTGCTGTAGGGATCAGCGGCACGGTAAGCATCTACGACTTGCGGTGCGAACTCCTGTAGTGCGCCTACATCTGAGGCACGCTGTAGTTCTAATTCTTTGCGTTGCAGTGCTCCTGCACGGGTTGACTGCTCCTCAAGGAGGTCAAACAAACCTGGGGTAGCATCAAGGGTCGGAGACATACCCTGCATCTGTGTCTCGATCTGTGCTATACGTGCAGCACGATCTTGACCTGGATCTCCAATGGCTTTTATAAAAGCGGCACGCTTTGCTGCTTGTCCTTTATTGTATCTTGTTCTATTTTGTCTTGAGCTTTGGCTTTGACGGCCTGACAGTTTCGCACGCCTGTTAGGGTAAAGTTTTTGAGCTTGAGCTTCAAGGTCTGCCTTTGTACGTGACCCTTGGACTTCTTGACCAGCTTGTAAGCCAGCAAGCTCTGCCTCTAAACGTGCGTACTCAGGGTTCTCTGCACCAGCTTCAAGGCCCCTTGCCATTACGCCGATGTCAGCCAGTTCTAAGGCCGTGTACTGCGGACGGTACGTCCGCTCTGCACCGATTAATCGCTCCTGCAATAGAGGGTCCGTAATGCCTTGGTATTGGCTACTAAATCCCTTACCAAATAAGTATTCACCCATTGACTTTCCAGGGTCAATTGGTGGTGGTGCTGATGATCCTCCTTTTCCGCCTCCCATAATATTATATTCCTAAGATTTTATTGAATAATGCAGTGCTGTATACCACTTTAGTGGGAGCACCTTGCCTGTATCGTATGCCCAGTAGTTTCTTTTGCATAACTTCAGGGCATTGAATAATGAAGTTATGTGTCATTTGTTTGAAAGTTTGATTGTCCGTTGCGAATAAAAAGGCCATAAAGATGGCGTTGCCATCTAGCTTGTCCGCTTCCCAGTTCTTAACAAAGAACCAGTCATCGTCCTCGTCGCAATTATACCACATAAAGACACCTAGTATTTTACCCTCTGCGTCTTGCTCTACAATAAAGGTATCCTTGGCCATATGGTAAGCCACAAGGAGTTGTATCAAGTCACGGGGCCACCCGTCCAGTACCTTGCCATTCTCCTTCTCAATGCAGAAGTCCACTACCTTGTCGATGAAGGCAATGGCTTCTTTCTGTTCAGCGTTTTGCAACGCTATTTGAACTGATTGCAGGAGGGAGTTCATATTACCAGATAGCAGCAAAAGATATTGGATTACTTCCGTCATAACCAATACCATTTGATCCTTATCTCCTTACGGAAACGGTAGTGGTTGAAGTTGAATAAGCCCCAATTGCAACGTTAATGGTGCCTCCAGTTGAATCAGAACTTACTAGGGTAACAAAGTTACTAAGTGGGGCTGTAACCGATAAATTTATAGTCCAGTTTCCAGCACCATTACGAGTTACACTTGTTACCCCAGAGCCACTAATAGGAGCATTTGTTCCAGTTAATGTAGGGTCCCAAACGCAGTGTGCTTTAATCGTTGTAAAGCCAACACCATTATCCACATATTCTTTGGTTGCTAAGTCTTTATCAGCCACTGGACCAGATGACCCAATGGAAGCAACAACATTCCCTGCCATATTCTGGAAATAAGTAAAAGCAGATTTAGCGTAGATTTGATTTGGTACACTGCTATCCGAACTGTGTAAACCAATTTGCGCTCCACCCTCACTTGAATCAGGTGATTCGGGATCAGCCTTTAGGGTTAGCACATTAGCGTCCTCAGGTCCAGAAATAGTCGATACTTCTAGAGGTGGATCAATTGATACCTTTGTTCCTGTTGCATCAATAGCTTTAGTTGCATAGTCAGTATTAGTATAAAATGTCAGCCTGTCTGCTGATAGCCTTAGTTCGTCTGTAGTACCTTCTCGGATTCCATCTATATAAACAAGAGGGTCACTTGCATCATCAGTTGTACCGCCAATTCGCAGTTTGCTCCGAAGGTAAATCAAACTGCTATTAAACCTAAGCTTCGATATAAACCTTGATCCAACAGCAGCTGCTGCATCCCAGAAACCCAAGGAAAATGCATCACCAACAGGAACTGCCATTTCTCCTTCACGGTCTACAGTCCCAGAGGCAGTATCTTCAATTAAAATCGCAGGCTTATCTACTACGTTGTTAATTAATAGATTACCTTTTATTTCTACTTCATCGGTAGATTTAATCTTTACAATTTCATTGGTCAGTGGAGCGTCTCCGCTGGTATGCCCATTAAGGAACTTCAAGGCTCCCCCGTTCGCTGTAATCTGGAAGTCAGAAGAAGTACCAGTTCTATCCTCAAATATAATACTAGGAGTGAACGAAGATAGCTTTAGGTTAGCTTCGCCAGTAGAGTCAGCACTTTGAATAACCAACTCAGCGTCCCCCTCGTCGGTCATATTCATATCCACATAAGATGGATTAATGCCTCCAGCAGCTGAACGGAACCGATGACGGTCAGCATCGTAGTTTGCATTGTTAGGTTCGGTTACGTGTGCGCCACCATATAGCTCTATGTTTGCACCATGTCCTGCTCCCGTGCCTCCTCCGTAGAGAGCGGTGTACCCTTCGGTGCCGCCGCTTGTGCGAAACTTAATTTGGTCATTTTGGGTTAGACGAAGCTGTCCGCTACCTTCATTCGTAATATGAAAATTACTGTCTTCGCCCTCGTCTTTTGATACACGAGCGTCGTAGTTAGGCTCGGAAGCTGAGGTGCTGTGGAAATCAATATAGGAACCTGAATCCCCTACAAGGTCAGGGTTAATTTCAATCTGACCCCCGTTGATAAACAATTGACCATTTGTGCCCCACTCAGGAGCACCTGTAGACAGCTTAGCAGGGGTGACTTGACCATCTGCGATCTTTGCAGTTGTAACAGCCGTATCTGCAATCTTAGGTGTGCTAACACCACCGTCTTTCACTACAATCTGACCAGAGGTATTAACTGTAGTCGAGGCACTGTCAGTCGCTGACTGATCAAAGGCAGCTAGATCAACTAAATCGTTAAGCTTTTCCGCCGTGAGTTGTTCTCCGTTGGAGAAAGTTTTTCCTTTATTTATAATAGACATAATTTAAATTGCTTTGTTTGTTGATCTAAATGCTTCTGCGCCAGCGACTTTAATTGATCGGAAGCGAGGTCGGCCAACTGTATTATTAAGGGTAACCTGCATTCCGTATGCTCGTTTGTTACCTATTCTACCACGTATGGATACATCCTCGCTAGGTGCCAGGGTAGTACCTGAGTTACAAGCTCTTAATGTACCAAGATCTACAATGCTGTCAATGTTTTCTAGCTCTGCGCTAATGCTCAAGTCAGAGGCATTATCAGGTGATGACTGCACGTGCAACTCAAAGTTATTCCAACGTTTACGGTCAATTCTTCCTAGTGTAAACTGACGAGTAGTAACGGAAGCTGGAATGCTGTGCGCTACCGTTTCCTCTTCGCCTTGAATTGGTATCTCAGTAGCAAGGAGGTCCACTGCGTCTACACGGGCATCTATCTTGTGCAGGCCGCCCAGTGTATTTACTGCGTATACAGCACGGTCAGCCTTTTTACCTGCAACTATAAGGTTAGCAATGTTCCAGTTAGCATCTTCTGTAGTGTCAATGCTTTCCCACTGCTTGTTAATAAAGTTAAAGATTAAAATAGCATTATTAACTTGGCTACCGTCAAGTGGAACCGCTAGGTAATACCTGTTATCAAAGTATACGCCTACGCTCTTGTCCCATACTGCACGGTTAATACGTTTAATTAAGGGATCAATCGGTGAACTCAGTGGTACTTCATTACCACGAAGGTTGTACAAGTCCTGGAAGTTAGCACCGTATACGCCATTGTCAGAAAGAAACAGTACATTGTTTCCCACTTGGATAATGCTGTTGCGTGCAACGCAACCTACTTCATTCGTGATGAGCTGTACATTTGCAGATGCCCCAGCTCCGCTTACTAAGTGAATACTGCTGCGATTGAACACAAGTAGCTTGTCGTCTGAGAAGGAGTGCAGCCCTACATTGAAGTCCGCTGTACCTGCATTAAATCGGTACTGCCCATATATCTGGTCATAAGTATCGGAGTCCAAGATGTCAGAGACAATAATCTCGTCAAGGATTCCACGGGAAGTAAATTCACCTGCTGTGTCGTCTACGCTGTACTTGAATGGCATTACCAGCCTGCGCTGGTGATATGCTGCGTATTCAGGTGCAGGCATATGAGTAAACCCAAGGCCAACAGATACGTGCTGCTGAAAAATAACATTAGTTCTATTTATTTCGTCAGGACTTTGTACGAAGAAAGAGATAGTCAGTGCAATGTCATCTCGCTCTGCAACTACGTAATCATCTCCGACTACTAACAGGCTGTTACCAGCTGCTTCAATTTCAAAAACATCTCCGACACTTAGGCCGTTCATAGCCGCTATTGACCCAAATGTAGCAACGGCTTTCCCGTCAGTAATATCTACGTTAGTAGGTGCCAGCTGCTTAGGCTGGCTGTATTCCCCGCTTGCTACCAGTTTAAACCCTGGTGATATAATAGAGCTAACGTCCACCGTATAGGTAGAGGCAGTCTGGTAGACCACTGGCAGGTCATAGGTAAAGGAAGTACTACTAGGTACAGTGTTAATTACCCAGCCTCCATTTGGATCTTCCCCTGTAGGAAATCCAGCTAGTCCAGCAATTGTGATTGCGTCCCCGATAACTAACCCGTGATCAGCCGAGGTATTCACTGTAACTACATTGGATGCAGCAGGAGTACTTGCTGATGCAATAGCAATAGGGCTAAATAACTTGTCATTCTCCAGTGCAGCCTGCCCGTCCCGAAAGATGAATATCCTGTTAAAGGCCTGCAGCATACTACTATCAGGCGTTACGTTTTCCCCTGATGGGTAAGCCATCGTAATGCTAGTAGACGTATCCTGTAGGTCCGTGGCTACTGCACTTATATTTGATGCCAGTATAATGAACTGGCTGTTATCTTGATTAGGGTCACTGAAAGTTGTACTTGTGTAAACAGCCGAAACGTTACCTTGATCAAGGATCATATTGTATCCAATGACAGAAGAAGAAGTAAGCGAAGTGTATATTGCATTTGCTCCAACTAAATCATACGTAAGAGATTTTGTGCTGCCGTTATCTGTTACGGAAGTCAGTATAAAAGTTCCGTTGGGATTTGTATTTGTCCCAAATGGAATGCCATCAACCGTAATCTCGTCCCCAACAAGGAAAACGTGACCTGGCTCAACGGCTGGGTCATCAATCACAATAGTAACTACATTAGTAGTTAAAGAGGCTGACGTAATTGTAGTTGGCAGTAAGCCAACAACTGGAGGAATAGCAGTGCTTTCGCTTGCAGTAGGAAGACGTAGTACATTGTCACCAGAAGCAAATGGAGCCTTGATAAAGTCAATCCCTGGACGTACCTGCCACTCACCGTTTTTACCAAGTCTACCATTAGAGCTATTAGCAAGCATACCAGCTGGAAGCTGGTCGGGTCTAGCGTAGTTATTAAAACCAATAAACCCTACGTCCAAGTCCTCTTGGATAGGGTCATCATTAGGTCCGTATGTAGTGTAGCGTGACAATGTTTTCCTTGATTATTGGTTAGCACTTCCAAGCCTTGCGGCTCCAGTAGTTAGCAGATAGTTTGTTTGACTTGCCCTTGATCCCTCCGCTACGAGCGCAGTAGCTTTTCTTGCGCTTGGGCTGGTCCTTCTTGATTGTCATATTAGCATCCCCGAAACGTACGATCTTTTCCTTACCGCCCTGGCAAGCCTTCACGACGAACTTCTTACCACCCTGTACTTCACGGCGTGGTACGTTGCACTTCATCTTTGACTTGTCAGGCATTATTTCTTCTTTCCGCAGCCACAGCCCCCACGCTCTCCACAGGAACCCTTGCCAGCTTTTACATTTGTTTTGCGTCCGTACATATTATTATTTTACTTGAGATGAACCAAAGTAGAAACCTA